CACATCGAGGTTATCGAAATAATAAATAAAGGTGAATCACTAACCAAAGCATATAATCGTGGCTTAAAACAAGCAAAATACAACCATGTTGTATTTTGTCATGATGATATTACAATTGAAACAAAAGAGTTGAGTGAAGACGAAAGAATAAACCTTCTTCACGTCAAACACGGAAATAAAGGTCATCATATAGAAGCAGGATTTAATATGTTAGATGAGTTTGATATTCCAACCAAAATAATAAGAGCAACATACAAAAACAAAACAATAGAGAGTTATGAATAAATTAGATTTACATTACCAAGCACTTCTTCAAGACATTCTTGACAACGGAGTAGAGAAAAAAGACAGAACAGGTACAGGAACAATCTCAGTATTCGGTAGACAAATACGTCACAATATGAAAGATGGTTTCCCTTTACTTACTACAAAGAAGATGCCATTCAAAACAATCGTAACAGAACTTCTTTGGTTCTTACGAGGTGATACAAATATTAAGTATTTGGTTGATAATGGATGTAATATTTGGAATGGTGATGCTTATAAGAATTATGGACAGAAAATTATATCTGAAGGTTATCAAAATTTAGTTGCGATAGGATGGCCTAGTACACAAGAAGAATTCATCAACAAAATCAAAACAGATGATGAGTTTGCTAAGAAGTGGGGTGAATTAGGGCCTGTGTATGGGGCTGGTTGGCGTAATTGGAACGGCAAATCAGACGAAAAACTTTACGAAGATTATTTGAAAAAAGTTAAAGAAAAGTAGTATTTTTCCATTTATTACCATATTTATATATAGTAAACAATGGTAATTATGAACTACAAAAAAATACACGACAACCTTATTGAGAGAGGAAAAAATAGAAAATTAGAAGGATATGTTGAAAAACATCACATTATACCAAAATGTATGAATGGAACTAACGAACCAAATAATTTAGTGGAATTAACTGCTAGAGAACATTTTTTAATACATTGGTTATTACACGAAATGTATCCCGATAATACTGATTTGAAATATGCTTTTTGGTCTATGTGCCGTAATTCAGATAACCAACAGAGATATAAACCATCATCAAGGGTGTATGAATATGCTAAACACAAAATGTTAGAAGTGTGGATAAAATTTAAACCATCTGATAATCAGATAAATTCCATTAAAGAAAGTTTAACAGGTACTAAATGGTATCATAAACTTGATGGAAGAAATTTAAGAGCCTTTCCTCATGACCCTAAAATAATTGAAGAAGGGTGGTTACAAGGTAGGTTTGGTGGTAAATCAATATCAAACAAAGCTAACGAAGATAAAGAAAAAAAGTATGAAGGAAAGAAATTACCATCAACCTCAAACAAAAGGTGTTCAATAGACGGTGTCGAATTTGAATCAGCTAAAGCTGCTGCGGATTTTCTTAATATGAATGAGTTTTCTATTAGATGGATATTACAAGGTAGAGGTCGTTCACAAAAACATAAAGAAAAGTATAAAAATTGGTATTATATAAATTAAAAAAGAAAAATTATGGAAAATTACAAAGCGGATTATTACAATCCAGAAACATTTGAAAAATCAGAAATTGAAACTAAAATCCCTGTTGATTTAGTTAGACAAATACGTAGAGACTTAGAAATTATACAAGGTTATCTCGTAACACCTACATTAATTAATCCTGATGATAAGGATTCTGTTGTGTTTGGTATTATGGATATGAATGACAAAACAATGAAGTATAAAGTAACAATTTCACCAAACAATTAAATTTCCGTTTATGAAGTATACTCACGAAGATGGGACTCCATTCTCAAAAGAAGAGTTCTTAGAAAAATTACGAACAGATAAAGAGTTTAATGATGAGTTTGGTAATAAAGGAATAGACCAAATCACAAACCTAATCAACGACCTTAAAACAAATCCTGATAGTAGACGTTTGATGGTGAACGCTTGGAATGTTGGAGAATTAGACCAAATGGTTCTTCCACCTTGTCATTATGGATTTCAAGTTTATACAAGAGAGTTGAGTTATGACCAAAGATTTGAAATTTTCATTTTAAAAAATGAAAGAAAGTTTGATTGGACTCCAGATAAAAGGATAACATCTGATGTGTTAGATGAATTGAATATCCCAACCAGAGCAATCTCTTTAATGTTTAATATGAGGTCAAATGATGTTCCATTAGGTCTTCCATTTAATATATCATCTTATGGTTTATTATTAGAAATTATTGGGAAAATGGTTAATATGATACCTGACGAATTAATTACTAATTTAGGTGATGCTCATATCTATAAAAACCAAGTAGATGGTGTTAAAGAACAATTAACAAGGGAACCATTTGAATTACCTAAATTAGTTATGTCTAACCAAATTAATTTTAATGAAAGTGTCGATGAATTTTTGAATAGTTGTTTAATGACTGATTTTATTCTTGAAAATTATCAATCACATTCAACCATTAAAATGCCATTATCTAATTAGTTTTTTCATAATTTGACGATATTTATATTAAAGAGTAACCCTTAAAGTAAATCAATATGAAAAAGTTTTTAATCTATGAAATAAAAAACAATATAAATGGTAAATCTTATATTGGACAATATAGTGGTGAGTCATTTGAAAAGTATTTTGGAAGTGGAAAATTAATTAAGTTATCAATAAAAAAATATGGATTAGAAAATTTTTCTAAAACAATTTTAGAAGAGTGTTTTAATAAAAATGAATTGAATGAAAAAGAAATTTTTTGGATAGATAAATTAAAAACCATTGAAAATGGTTATAATTTAACTGAAGGTGGAACAGGGGGTGATTTGTCTGAATTTATAAAGTATGATGAGAATTGGGTTGAAAAACAAAGAATCTCTACAAAAAAATATTGGGACAATCTAACTGAAGATGAAAGAAAAAAAAGAAGTGAAATTGTTTCAGGTGAAAAAAATGGGATGTATGGTAAAGATGGGTTTTGGAAGGGTAAAAAAATACCAATAGATATTATTAAAAAGTCATTGGAGAATAGAAGAAGTTACGATAAAGAACAAAACCCAAATTGGAAAGGTGGGGTTACTTATGTTTATTGTGAATGTGGTAAAAGAATAGGTTATGGTCATACTCACTGTAACAAGTGTAGACCAAGAACTGAAAGTAATAATCCTTTTTACGGAAAACAACATACAGAAAAAACTAAAAATAATTTAAGAGAAAAAAGAACGGGTGTTTATAATGGGAGTCAAAATATTCCAATAGTAATTGATGATGTTGAATATAGGTCTTCAGGGGAAGCATCAAAAATACTTAATATTCCAATGGTCACAATTCGTTGGAGGGTTAAAAGTAATAATAAAAAATTTGAAAACTATAAATATAAAATATGAAAAGTCCATTAACAGGAAAAGAAATGAAATTAATGTCGGAACCATCCACATTAACATACAAAGGGAAAGAATACAATGTGATAAACCACTTCTACCTATGTGAATCAACAAATGAACAATTCACAACAACAGAATTGGATGAGAAGAATTTAGAAGAATTATACAAACAAATAAATTAAATTATGTGGGATATAGTAGTAATAAAAAAAGAAGACGATAAGTACATTGTTATGACACCCAATGGTGATGTGCATTGTATAACAGAAGAGACATTTCAAACTTTTGAAAGAAATGGTAGGGTAAGTTATGACCCTGAACATAAAAAAATGTAAATAAGTTTTTAATAAAACTTCATATATAGTTCAACTATTTTTGTTGCCAATCTACCAATAGTTCTATTAACATCATCCAAATCAATTTCCATACCTTTTGATTCCATCCATTTTAAAGTACCCTGAATCATTATGTCTTTAGATTCTTCAGAACTATCTAACATGTCTTGGAAATTTTCATTGTCTTCATTATTTTCACCATAATATCGGTCAATCCATTTTTTACCGGAATATAAGAACGGTCCTGCTTGAAACATATTCACAGGACCGGCCTTTTGAACTTTCTTAAGGTATTCTTTTAAAAATCTCCAATCAAAATTTTCAAAAATTTCAGGATTTTTACTAAAAAAATCATATTCCTTATTTCCGGTTTGTTCATCAATTTGTTTTTCTTGAGTTTTTTTCCACGCATCGGTTACACTAACCAATGACAATTTACTTCCATTTTCCCAATTAACACTGATAATTAATGAGCCATCTGATTCAAATGGGTCTCTTTGAACTTTAGTTACAACACCTTTTGTTCCCGGAGGAACGCTTGTTTCACGTTCCATATGGAAACATACTATTTCATCACCAACATTTAATGGTGCATTTAATTGTCCTTTCATACTTATAAATATAATCAATATATTTATTATTATGGAATTTTTAATCACAGAATCACAGTTAAAGAAAATTTTAACAGAACAAGACAAATCTAAAATGACTGATTACATGAAAGAACTATATTCTTTCACTGAAAATATAGTTAATCGTGTTAAATCAATATACGGTTTAAATCTTAAGATGTTATTAACTTGGGGTACATCTGTTGGGGGTCTTATGGTTCCATTAGACGAATTTATTAAAACCGGAAACTTTAATTTAACCGAGGAACAGGGAATTTTAATTCTCGCTGCGGTGGCGTCAACACTCTTTTTTGAAAATAAAAAAGGTATTTCAAAAATAATTGAAAAAATAAAAGAGGAAGGTGTTTTGTCTCAATTTGAACAAATTTTATCTAAGGGAGAAGAATTAAAATCAGCATTTGTTGGTTTTTTAACTTCCATTAATGTAACAATTGGGTCACTCATGGAAGTTGTTGCTTATAGTTTTTTAATTCCAATTATTTTTGATATTTCTGCAATTGCGGAATCGTCAACAAATTTAAGACAAAGTGCATTACAAATCGTTGAGAGATTATTGGCTTCAGGTGTTATTGGTTTAAGTAGTCAATCCTTAACCGTAGCGATTAGAAAAATGTTAAAAAAACTTAAATAATTTACTTGTCTAAAAGTATTTTTTGAATCACTTTTTCTTCTTGAATAGGAGTTAGTTGATGTCTGTGAGGATATTTTTTAAACCAATTTCGAACTAAACTTTCCATATCATTTTTTTCTCGTCTTGCTCTTTTTTCAAATCCGGCTCTTTGTGCTCCTATTTCGTATTTGTGCGTATAATATTTAAATGGGTCAGATTGTTCTTTAATTGCTCTTCTTCCACTATCATATTGTAAAATATGTTCAATTTCGTGTCTAATAACTTCATTTAATTCACTAACTAGTTCATTAATAATTTCATTACCTGAATTAGGATTTACGATAATTTCAACATCTATCACATTATCTTTGTAATATAAATCACCATCAACTTCAAAAGTTTTAACATCGTCACTTTGTTTAATAGACAAATTTAAACTAAATTCAATACCTAATTGTGGGTAATTATAATATTGTTCTGTTTCTCTCAAATCATCCGGTAATTGGTATTCCCCAAATGATTTTGTTTTGTATAATGAAATAACATCATTCACGATTCTCTTAACAATATTATCATATTTTTTCTCCATAATTAAGCTTTCGTTTATGTTTTTACTTATTTCATTTACCACCTTAGTACAAATGGTGGGATTATTTAACCCCCAATATTTTAAAAAATTTTGTAATTGAACCGTAACTCTGTTAGTTAAGATATAAAAAGTTAAGTCATCATTACCCACCACTTTTTCTTTTTTACCGTTCATTAACATATTGGTTAATGCGTCCATCATAGGGTGAGAATCCTGAATATATATGGTACAGGTGACAAATGTCATTTCATCTCCCATCCTTATCATTCTTTTAGTTCCCGTAATTTGAACTTTAACATTAGCAAATACATCGGATGGGAAATTATCACCCATAGGGTCTTCAACTCTAAACTCATGTTGGGATAAGAATTTATTAAATCTCTCTATCGGTAATTCTAATTCTTCCATAATCATAAATACTTCTTAAATGAGTTTGGTTCTTCTATGCAAATATACTACATTTATTCATACAAAAAAAATTAAAATGTTAAAATTTATATCATAAATTGACTCAACGAAATAAAAAAATTATCATTTATAAAAACAAAATAACTTATGTCAAAAATAACAGAAATTAAAAAACAGTATCCCGAGTTAAACATTTCAATAATCGATTTGTTTTCGAAATTTGATGGGACAAAGACAAATAAATATTTACCGTTACTTTGTAAATTATTTGTGTATCGATTTCAACCTAAAAAAATGTGGGGGGAAAAAGACAGTATTAATGAAATGACTCATATTAAAGATAGACTAATTAACGATTACGGGTTCAACACCGAAGGAATGTCCGATAATGAAATGTATTCATATTATGTTTTTATGGACCATTTTAATAGTGACGATGTTCGAGATATCATTTCTTTCCGCAAATTCAATGAAAGAGGATTAATATCAAATAATGATGTTACATCATATCAAACATTTGAGGAAATTAGAGCTTCAGTGGGTTTAGCGGCGTTAAAAGATGATGAAAAAATAATGAAATCTCAAGTGGTTAAAGAATATGAAGACGATGTTTGGTTAGTATTGAGACCGTTGACATTTGGTTCATCTTCAAAATATGGTGCTGGAACTAAATGGTGTACCACTTATCAAAACGATAAACAATATTTTGAAAGATATTGGAGAAGAGGTATTTTAGTTTATTTTATTAATAAAATTACCGGATTAAAATTTGCGGTATTCAAATCTCTTGATGATGAAAAAGAATTAAGTTTTTGGAACGCTGCCGACCAAAGAGTTGATTTTTTAGAATTAACAATTGAGGATTACATGTTCCCGATAGTTAAAAATATTTTAAAATCAGATAAAACTAACAAAGATTTATGTTCGGTTAAAATCCAAATACAAGTGGAAATAGAATGTAATCGTTCAATGTCGAAATCATTGAGGAGTATAGAAGAATTAGATGAAGTACCAATGCCACGAATAAATTTTGAAATGGAAGACAGAACTGTTGAATCGAGAGTTTTTCAATTAAGACCTCAAGGTAGAGAAATTCGTGATGAAATTGAGTCAATTATGGAAGAACCTATGGGTTACGAAACAGAAGTGGTTGAAGAAAATAATTCAGCAATTAGAAGAAGAATTCAGAATATTAGAGAATCATTGGGATTGAGAATACAAAACATAGAAATCGAAGGAACTCATCAAGTTGGAGAAGAAGATTGTCAAGGATAAAAAAATACCCCGTAATTGGGGTATTTTTTTTATCTATTATTTTTTGATAACCCGAGTTGTTTAGAGTATCTACCAACTGAACAACTCCAATATCCTGAGGTTGTTTTATCTATCTTTTGGTCACATTTATCACTACTTTTAATTTTAGGACTAGTGAATGTGACTTTTTTAATACCTTCATCTATCGTTTTAACATAAACCTCAAATTTTTTAGGTCCACCCAATTCAACTTTTTTTCTTTTATATATCTCCTCTTTTAAAATATCTTCTTCAGTCTCTGTTTCATATATATAAGGTGCATCCAAATAAACATACTCTTTACCTATCTTAACTTTAATACCTAAGTCAGACTCAACCATCATCTTATCTTCTTCATTAAGGTCTATTTTACCTTCATTCCATAATTTTCTAACCTCATTAACCAAGTCAAAATATTTTTGAGAATAGGTATTAAAAACATTGTTAGTTAATGACATTTTTTCTGTGATATGATAAGATAATGATTCGGAGATTACAACATCCTCCTTCAAAACCAAAGTTTTATCTAAATGAGACTTTAATGTCTCTTTTATTAATTCTCTTAAATTACTCATATATTTTATTTTATAATAAATACAACCATAAAAACTAATAATTACACATCATTAAAAACTAATAAACTCACAACAACAAAAACTAACTCTTACACAACCTCAAGGACAAATTGTCTTATATAATGTCCTTGATATTTATAGTTATAAACTAATTAAATATCAAGGACATTATGTTATTAAAAAAAGGGTCGAAAGGTGACGACGTAAAAAAACTACAAACAAAGTTAGGTGCCACATCTGACGGTGATTTTGGTCCAGGGACTGAAAAATTAGTTAAAGAATGGCAAACCAAAAATGGATTAACTGCTGACGGAATCGTTGGTGATGGAACTTGGAAAAAAATGTTTCCGGGTGAAGTAATTAAAGAAGATGTTGTTATTCCATCGGGAGGATTATTCAAATTAGAAAAATTAAAAGGCCACATTCCCGAATCAGTAATCTCTCAGATTACTGACACGGCAAAAAAATTTAACATTACTAACCCATTAAGATTAGCTCACTTTTTGGCTCAGTGTGGTCACGAATCAGGTGGATTCAAAGCGGTTTCTGAAAATGTTAACTATTCCGCAGATGGTCTTAAAAAGATATTTCCAAAATACTTTCCCGGTAACTTAGCAGAATCTTACGCAAGAAACCCTGAAAAAATTGCATCAAAAGTATATGGTGGTAGAATGGGTAATGGTGATGAATCAACAAAAGAAGGATTCAAATTTAGAGGCCGTGGGTATATCCAATTAACTGGTAAATCAAACTATACAAACTTTGCTAAATTTATCGGTGAAGATACAGTATCAAACCCTGATTTAGTTGCAACAAAATATCCATTGGCGTCTGCAGCATTTTTCTTTGACTCAAATAAATTGTGGTCTATTTGTGATAAAGGAGCTGATGACGCTACGGTAACTGCGGTGACTAAAAGAGTGAATGGTGGAACTATTGGTTTACCTGATAGAATTAAACATTTTAAAGAATATTATAATCTTTTAAAATAATTCTTTTGAATGTAACATTAAAATACCTATCTTTGTAAAAAAAAAATAAAATGGGAATTTCAATTAACATGAAATCGGCTCTTAATGATTATAAATGGGTCGTTAGAATTTTAAATTCTTCAGAAACGAAGGAACATTTAGAATGCACAGAAAAATGTTTTAATCTTTGGGATGATAAATATTTACCTCCCGAAGTTGTTGGTCTTGAGAAACAATTTTTGAGACGATTAAGAAATAATTTTTGGAGTAATTATCATCAAAAAAGAATTTCTATCACATTCAAAAAAAAGTTGGTTTCAGTAGTAAAGAACTGAACTTTTTTTAAAATTTAGTGTATTTATTTATTACACATCACTCTTCGGAGTGTTCTCATATATTTTTTTCCAAAAGACCCGTGAATTTATTTTGACGGGTCTTATTTTTTTACTATCTTTGTCAAAAATAAAATACATTATGATAAAATTACAATTATACTTCAATATGATAGGGTGGATATTCATCTTTATAACTTGGGGCATGCAATTAAAATCAAATCAGAGCGATAATTTTAAAAAGATTGAAAAATCTTTAACTTATTTAGGACTTATCTGTTTTATAATTTCAATTTTAATTTACTTTTTAAACTAACAATAACAACATGGAAGATTTTTTTGAAGATTTAAACAACAGACCAAAACCAAATATATTCAAAAGAATATATTTATGGTGGAATCACGATGGTAAATATTACCACAAATACGTTAAACAAGGGGTTAAAAATCTCATCTATTGGTTCCCAATCATATGGAAAGACCGAAATTGGGATAGTCATTACATCTTTGAGATAATGAAACATAAATTAACCTCCCAAGCAGATTATATTGGTAGTAGAGATTTACACACTCGTGCTCAACAAGATGCTCGTTATATGAGACTATGTGTTAAATTAATTCAAAAAATTCAGGAAGAAGATTATACAATGGAGTATATGGATTATGCTAAAGATAGACATTTTTTCACACCTTGTGAAGACAGACCAGGTTCATCACTTTGGAACACTGAAAATATTTGGGAAAAATACGATGACTACTTCAAAAAATACCCATTAATCTATAAACGAGTTATGAATGGTGATGGTCCCTTTGGATTAGACGGTAGAGAGGACGATAAACACGTAATCGCTATGAATATTGGTCACGTAAATCACGATAGAGCCCGTAAATTATTATTTAAAATAATCGAGTCCAAAATCGAGGGATGGTGGGATTAATAAAAAAAAATAAGATGAAAAAATTAATAGTAAGTTTAGTAGTTATTGCATTCACATTACAAAGTTGTTCAACTTGTCACTCAAGACGAAGAGCACAAAATAGAAAATGGTATGTAGAGGTTGGAGCGAAGAAATACGTCAACAAAAAAATAAAATCAATTCAAACACAATTAGTAATTAATTAATATAGATTATGTGGCAAGTATATAGTTGTATGGTAGTGGCAGTAATAGTCGTGGCTGTATTATGGGTCAATGGAATTACAAATATGCACAAAAATCATCCAGATTACAAAGGCAATGAACTTTTTGGAGGATTTGATTTTGATGATGAAGATGAGGTCGATAATGAAAATCAAAAAGATTATGATGAAGATTAAAAATGTTTTCATTATCTTTGTAAAAAAATAGAAATTATGAGAATTACATTTATCAGTGACACGCACAATAAACACAAACAAATAACTGCCGATTTACCAGGTGGTGACATCTTATTACATAGCGGCGATTTAACATCTATGGGTTACGAACACGAAATCAGAGAGTTCTGTAAGTGGTTCAACAACATTGAAGGTTATACTCACAAGATATTCATTGCTGGAAACCACGATTGGGGATTCCAAGACAATGTTGATAAAGTGAAAGAAATTTTGGAATTCTACAGTGGAATTACTTACCTTCAAGATAGTGAAGTTAAAGTTAAAATTGGGGATGAAAGAGAAGTAAAAATCTATGGCTCTCCTTGGCAACCCGAGTTTTACAGTTGGGCGTTTAACCTACCTAAAAATGGTCCGGGGTTAATGAGTAAATGGGAAGGAATCCCTGAGGATACGGACATATTACTTACTCACGGACCGGCATTTAGTATTTTAGACACTGTAGAAGGAAGAAGACACGATAATTTGGGTTGTGAGTTATTAACAGAAAGATTACAGGTTATAAGTCCTAAAATCCATCTTTGTGGTCATATCCACACCGGATATGGTTATGTTAGAAAAAAGGACACTCACCACTTTAATTCATCGGTTTTAAATGAAAGATATACTTACACTCAAAAACCAATGACGATTGATTGGAACCCGGAAACAAACGAAGTAGAATTTCCTAATATCGACTAAATAAAACTTGCCAAACAACCTGAGGGATTTTGGTAAATATTTCATCAGAACCTTCCTTACTTAAATTAGGGAGGTCTTTGATGTATTTTTGGAGATATTTTGGTTCCTGTCTTAATCTCGAAACAATCGAACTTTTTCTATATAACCTATCAGGATTATATTCATATTGTTCTTTTATTACCTTTTTAATGATAAGTTTTAAATCATTCTCATTTAATTTTACAATTGTTCTCATAACAATAAATACTTAACATAATGAAAAACAAAAAAGACATATTAATTTGTAGTTGCCACTCAACGGACCATCAATTAATCATAATGTATGAAGAAGATGAATTGGATAATGGAATAACATATCCTATGTGTTATTTTCACATACATCTAAAGAAAAGACCATTTTGGGAACGAGTTAAATATGGTATTCAATACATGTTTGGGAGACAATGTAATTATGGAGCATTCGATGAATTTATATTCAATCCTGATGATTCATATAAATTACAAGAATTGGTTAACTATTTAAAAAATCAAAAAAAAAATAAATTGAAGGTAGTGAATAACTACCTTTTGTAGTATTTATTAGTATGGCAGACCAAAGTAACTTTTCAAGATTCCCAAAAAAACAATTAGTTTTTATTGCTAATAAACTTATTGAAGACGGATTTGAATGGGATGATATCACTCATAATTATCAGGATATATATGATGATAATGAAGATATACTTAAACAAGTATCCTCGTATTTTAACGAGTCAGTGGTCGAAGAGGATGTTCAGTTTTTTATTAAATTTTTAGAAATTAATGATGACTTACTTTCAAAAATATTTGAAAGTAATGATAAAACATTAATGGAACAACTTATAATTCCGGAATCAAATGATTATTTAGTTGAATATACCGTTATGGGTAGTTGTACATTCACCGAATATTATGATACTAAATTCTCATCTTATGATAAAAATTGGGTTATAGATTCAGTAAATATGCAAAGAAATGATGGTAATTGGGATTTCTATGCAGGTCAGTTAAAAGACACTAACTATGATAATTGGGAATCATCAGATTGGGAAATTGATGAAGTTAAAGAAATAAGTAATACTCAAGAATCTCGTAATCCAAGAAAGTTATTAGAAAATACTGAAAAACTTATCCCTAAATTAGATAAAAACACTCTTGTTAGTTTAAAATTTCTTATAGACAAACAATTAAAGAACCTTTGATTTCCTTGTTATTTTTTTCGTTTCTTTAGTTAATTCCCCTATTGTCTTTTTCTTTGATGGGTCAGACCATTCAAATCCCTTTTTATATCTAATTTCAACCTCTACAGGGCCAAAAGTTGTTATAGATGAATTATACTTCCAAATGGTTGTTGTTTCTTCATCCTCGTAAACTACCTGTCTTTTTGTATTTTTAGTGATTTCTATTGCCATGGGACAAAGATACAAAAAAGTTTTTAATAAAAAAAACCCCTTGTGAGGGGTTTAAATTTGTTCTTCAGTTTCTTCTCCTTTATTTTTATTAATCCATTTGTCCACCGAACCGATACCAAATGAACCTAAAACTAACCACACAAAGGCGTTAAAAATGAATTCGTTTATTACTAGGTCTTGACCTAAATAACCTGTGATAATATCCGCAATTGCGAATGCCACCATCATGATGAAAGCTAAAAAGCCAACAACACTTTTTTCATTAATTGAGTTATCGTCATTGAATAACTCGATAAAAAATTTTTTCATAGTATTTGGTAATTTACTTATTAATAAATATCAAAAAAATACTATTTATTAAAAAAATATATCATGGCAAAAGTTAATACAAGTTCCAATTCATCAGTTAAATTAGACATATCAAAAGTTAGTCGTCCGGGTGTTCATTCAAAAAATAAATCTTCAAAATTGAAATCGTCTAAGAATTACTTAAAAAAGAGTGTAGGTCAAGGTAAAAAAAGATAGTACATTTTTTAATTAATAATTTTTATTATATTTCTTATTATGCTAGATAAGAAACAAAGATTTTTTCGTCTAATTGAAAGTTATATTAATGATTTCCGAGGAGATGCGGTACGAGAGTTCTATGGAAACAACTCACAAATAAAAGTCCATACAATGACTCAAAGTTTTTCAACTAATGTCTTATTATTTGAAATTGTAGTTATGTTAGGGGAGACGATTAATGAATCTGCCATGGACGACACACTTGCAAGCGTTTTAGTTCAAGATTCTATGGTATATTTCTATCCTGAATCTAAAATACAAACTTATGTTAGGTTTGATACTTAGTTAATTTGACTTTTTTTTAACGTCTCATGAAGTTCGTTGTTTTCTTTTTGTAAAAATTCAACTTTAATAGCTAATTGTGCGACTGATTCAGTTAGTTTTAATATAGTAAGTCGCATAGTTTCTTTTTCCTTACTACTTTCTTGTAATAACACTTCTAATTTACCAATTCTATCTCTACAATCGAGTCTGACAAAATCTTCATCTTTTTCTTTTCTTAAGGCTCTTTTTTCGTAAAATCTCCAAGCGCTTGTTGAACCTAATATAGTTACGGCAGTAATTAAAACTGTCCAAAGTGATTCCTGTTGCATATTCTAAACTATTTCCTAATAAATAGTCAATTGTTAATAAAAAATTAGGTGTTTCGTTAAAATGCGAATAATTATTATTCTTAAAAGAATAATAATATAACAATAAAATATAATAAAAAATAAAAATAAGTACTAGAACTAGAACTAGAACTAGTTAGGAAAAATTCACACAACACTCAAGTCCTATATATCCTTCTAATGTTGATTGTACATTTCTTGGAAACTCCGAAGAGCCTGATGATTTTACCTGAATAAATAATGTAAATGAATCGGGAACCCATTTAGATAATTCATCATCATATTTAAATGTTGGAGTCATGTCAAATTCACTCATTGTTACCCCGATATACGATGTCTCTAACACCGTTTCACACAGCCGTTTTAATCTATCTTTATCCATATCATGTCGGAATTTAAAATAACTGAATATATGTGTTTTTGTCTCCAAGTATTCGGTTCTATTAATGATAAGAACTTTTCACCTTTAATATTCTCGTATAGGTGGTAAATTTGACCAATAATGGGTTCAAAACGATAAGATGACTCATAGACCTCTTGATTAATAATAAATGAATTATAGAGGTTCTCTGCGTCTCGCATTAATTCTTTATATTTTGTGTCATATATTTTGTTCGCTTTATCAGTCCCATTTCTTTTAAATGACGATAAATCGGTTGATTCTATTTTTGGTGACCCAACATGTGATGGGTACGAAAGTAAATTCGCCCTTAATTCTACCTTATCGATGTGTGATTGTGTTGACATAAAAAAAAAAGTGTCCCTAATTGGAACACTAATTATAAATTATTTTTTTTTTAAATTCAACTTATTGACCTTTAATCATTGATATACCGTGTTTCAGGAATTCTTTAGCTCGAGGAGAAACATGATTCATACCATAGACTTTTTCAATGTCTTTAACTAATTCTTCACCATGTTCATTTTCTTTGTAAAGTTCAATGATTTTATCCATTGCGTTATTACATTCTTTCTTTGTTTCATCAAAGTAGTTATAAGGTTTAAATGATTTAACATGATTCATTATCTCAGATGCTAAATGTTCTCCACCATCTGAAACTTTTGGATGTAATCTAAGTGTTTTTAATAATTCTAATCTATCAATTAGACCATTAACACCATTTTTTCTAATTGTTACACCATCAATATAATCTTCGGCTTCATCATCACCCATAATCTCATCTAATGACCTAACATTTCCACCATGGCAGAATTTTCTATCTTCTTTTTTTTCAGACTCTTCAGTCATGTAAAGTTTTTTGATTGAATCAATTTCTGATTCCGTAATTGTAAATCTTTTAGTTCCCATATCTATAAATATAATGATAAATATAATGTTGTATTATAATATTTATTTAAATGAAAAATATTGTTATTACATTTGGATTTATTTTAACATCATTGTTATCTTTTTCTCAAGACACTATAAGAATTAAACACACCAATTACACAACAGTCTTTAGTAAAACTAAACATTACCCCGTATTAGTTGAATGGTGGACAACCAAATCAATGGTAAGTTGTCCAACACCTCTCAAACGAAAAGATAATTTTAAACCGGACCCTCAACTAATTAAAGAAACTGATATTGTAAAAGATTACGTTGGTAGTGGTATGGATAGAGGACACATGATGCCAGCAGCAGACAATTTATGTCAGTCATCTCAGGTTCAAGACGAATGTTTTTACTTTTCTAATATGACACCTCAACCACATACATTAAATGCTGGTTCGTGGAAAACATTAGAAATATTGACAAGAGAATTAGCAAAAAAAAATGACAGTATTCATGTATGGTGTGGGTCAGTGGGTAGTGTCAAAACTTTTGGGGTTAATAAAGTATCAATTCCATCTAAATGTTGGAAAGTAATTTATATTAAAAAGACAAAAGAATACCTTTATCATATCTTTCCAAATACTTCGGATAAAATACCGTTAGAAAAATTAAAAGTATCTAAAGGAGATGTTGAAAAATTAACGGGATTTAAATTTAAATAAAAAACCCCTTTTTAGAGGGGTTATTTTATTAATATAATTTTTGAGAATCATTAAACAATTTTTTCATTTTAGATTCAATTATATTAATTTTTTGTTGGTCTGAATCCGAGACTTCGAAATTCTCCGCTTTAATTTGTCTAACTTCTTCTTGCATTCTTTGATATCTCGTAATCATATCATTATACAATCGGGCCTTTTCGTCTTGTGTTAAATTCATCATATCTTGTGTTTTTATTAAATGTATTATTATTTGATAAATTGTAATTAGTTATTCTCTTTTTTATGTTTTTTCCATTCTAACCAAAACGAGGTTAGAACTAAAATATTCATTCCACAAGACGCGATAATTTCGTAAATGTCTTCATAAATATTCATGGTTAGGTGTACATGACCAATAACCCAAAATGGAATGGCCAAATTAGACCCAATCCATATTACGGCATACTTAATAAATTTCATTTTAGGTTGAAACGTTAGTATCTATCATATCAAAAGTTGTATTATATATTCTATACCTTATTGATGTTTTGTTGTTATCAATACCAAGATATGGTAATAATTTTCTAATATGATGGTCAATTAGATAATGTTGGTCGAATTGAAAGTCATCCCACATATTCTCTTTGGTTGCTTTAGGGTCATTCAAATAAATGTTAAAATGGAGAGTATTTTCAAGGTAACCAAAAGGGTTTTCGCTATTGTGGACTTCAATTTCACCAATAACCGGGTAGATGTTCTTAATAACATCACTATTAACTAATTTTTCAAGTCCTTTAATTTGAGAGTCATTTATCATAAGTAATAATCAATTGTGTTAACCGGAATTTTAAAAGTTTCAACAAACCATTCTTTAAATCCATCTTTCCAATTATCATTAAAATAACCCTCCAATGAGTTAAGAAGTCCTTGGTCTTCAATATACAACATTGGACTTAATGGTTTTCGATAATCAGAGGCATCTAACCAATAATCTTCCCCATATAACCTGAATAATGTTTCATCATCCATATAATCACCGAGATAAAATTCTATAGCGTCTTGTTCGTCTCCATCCTCAGTTAAATGAGTCCAATGAATATTACCAACATCAAGAGTACTATTTAAATAGTTTTTTACCGTTTGGTTTAATTTACTTTCCGTAATTATATATTTCATTTTAATCTTCTAATAATTCCCAAGTCACTCCTAACCAATAGTCACGACCTTCTTTTAATCCGGTATATCCGGTAACCGATTCAATTATATTTTCCATATCAAATGGATGGTTATAATTGTTGGCTTCATATACTAATTCAAAATAAGGGTAATCACCATCATAGGTTGACCTCATTTCTTTTAAAATTCTAATCACAGGATAAGGATGAACTGATGAATGTCCAAAAAAAGCATCTAATAATGATTCAACTTTTTTACTATCCTTAATCATATTAGGCTAAACCCGATTTTGATTTATCAACTAAAGAAGCATAAATTGGTTGTGCCATTTGATTAACCTGTGAAGATATTTTTTTAACCGTATCTTCATATCCTTTTGACGAGGCATATCGTTGTCCTTTATCGTTCACAAAATTATTCACTAAATCTGAGGCATTCTTACCACCACTCAAATATTTTTTAGCAATTAAATCATAATATGATTGAATCCCACTTTGAACCGACCCATGTTGAATGTTTTTACCTGTATCTACATTACCGACATTAAATGGGTTTTTAGTTCTAATTGGTCTTGCCTTTGGATTACTTGAGAACCCTCCCTCGGCAGATAATTGAGCTAATGCCAATTCAGGTGGTACATAACCTTTAAATTTATTAAAAGAATTTTTAGCGGCATTTGCTAACATATCTCCGTTAATGTTTAATAAATTAGATGACCTACCTTGAATAAATTTATCTGCAATATTAGAATAGGCGTTCAAACCTTCAGTAGTGTTTAAATTTAATTGTGTAAACTTATCACCTGAACTTAAAATAGGATTTGTTGTTGAGGACTCATCACTTTTTGAAGGGGGTTTAGAACCTCCTGATAATATATTCTTCAAGATATCCATACTATCTTTCCCGGTAATTTGTTTTGTTATTAAATCTATAAGTTCTTGTTCGGTTAAACGAACTTTAATTTTCTTTCCCATAGTGATAAATACTTGTATTAAATAAATACAACAAAAAACCCCCATATATTGGGGGTTGTAATAGAATTAATTAAATAATCTTAATCTAATATCGATATTGAGTTTATTTTGTCTCCGGATTGTATTGAATCAATTACTTCTAACCCTTCATTAACTTTACCAAAACAAGTATGGTTCCCATCTAAATGCGCGGTTCCCTGTCTTCCGTGACAAACGAAGAATTGGGAACCTCCGGTGTTTCTACCAGCATGGGCCATTGATAATACTCCTCGGTCGTGGAATTGTTTTGGTGCCGTAACTTCACATGGGATATTATATCCAGGTCCACCACTACCGGTCCCGTTTGGACATCCACCTTGGATTACAAAATTAGGAATAACTCTATGAAAGTTTAATCCATCATAGAATTTTTTACCTATTAAATCTTTGAAGTTGTTTACTGTGATTGGAGTTTCATTGTCGTATAGTTCGGCAATCATATCTCCCTTGTCTGTTGAAATTTTTACTTTAGTCATATTTTATCTTTTGAGAAGTATATGAAAAGTATTTTATATTGTCAATTAAGAAATGCCTGTAGACTTCTCCATCATTATAACCTCAACCTTTAATCCAATATAATTTTTTATCTTATCACGAATTATCGATTCGTATTTTGCTCTCGATTTACTCATTAAATAATTTTTTAATGGGATTAAAACATATATTGTACCGTTCTTACTTATTTCAACATCAACTTTCATTGCCAATGGGACATTAACGTCCTCAACCATTTCTTTAATAGCCAATTTTATCCTTTCTTTTTGTTTTTCACTAATTATCACATCCATCACATTCGTTCTTTAATATCGTTTAACATAATCTCATTAAAATCAACTCCATGTCTTCCCTTAAAGTGTTTCAATAATAATTCAATTGGTTTGTTATAACCTTTATCCCGTAATAACAGGTAAGCTCCCAAATCAGCTTCAATTTCATCCTTTTCATTTCTTGGACCGTCGTGACCCAATATCATGTGAGTCACCTCGTGAGCCTCAATAAATTTTAAAATGTCTTTTCCGTCAGGTTCTCCTACCAAAACCTCACCATCTATTATCATAATATTTTGTCCCGGGAACATAAACCCAAATCCATACTGTTCAAAAAAACCTTCAACTTGTGAATATAGAGGGTCATCTTCAAAAACAACCACAACTGTAACATTATCTAAAAATTCACTTACGTATTCCAACTGAGTTTTATTTATCATAAAAAAATTAATTATTGGACAAAGATACGTAAAAAATGTTATTTGAGTGACTTATTTTATAAATACTTTGAGTTTGATTAAATTTTTTTTCATATCTTTGTAAAAAAATATTATGGAAAAAGAGTTATATGTAATTCGTGGGATTAGTGGCTCAGGTAAAAGTACATTAGCGAAATCTATTGGAGGTGTTCATTACGAGGCTGATATGTTTTTTATTAATCCTGAAACGGGGGTGTATGAATTTGTCCCATCCAACATAAAACACGCCCACGAGTGGTGCAAAGTAAATGTTGAATATGAAATGACTCATGATGCGGAAAGAATCGTAGTGTCAAACACATTCACTCAGGAATGGGAAATGAAACCGTATTTTGAACTTGCGGAAAAATATGGGTATATAGTATTCTCGATTATTGTGGAAAATAGACACGGAGGTGTCAATGAACACGGAGTTCCGGAAGATAAATTGGAAATAATGAAAAATCGTTTTGAAATTTCACTTTAATTCCATACTTTTGCGGTATGAAAATATTCCTTGATGATGTGAGAGACCCTTATGATGTATTTAAGAACACAATTGACCCCATTTATGAGGAAAATGATACTTGGGTCGTTGTAAGGGATTATTATCAATTTATTAACCTTATTCAACGATTGGGTGTCCCAAAAGTAGTATCTTTTGACCATGATTTAACTCAAAACCATTATTTACCCGAAAATCAGTCAAATATCGACTAT